TTGTGCATTGTCCCACCCTTTTCTTATTACGCGCTTGTTGATTTTGTTAATGCAGTTACCGGCAGTGATACAGATACGCTTGCTACCGCATCAACAGCACCATTTACAGGTGTCCATGATGAGATAAGGCATGACATTGTATAACTTGGGTTTGTTGCGGTTACTGTACCTGACACTGGTATCAATTTGATATTCAGTTTAGTACCTAACGCATCTTCAAATAATGCGTTTACTGATGCTGATGCAAAATCATTGTACAGTTCAAGATTCAGTGTAGGTCTTTCAATCCCACCGATCATGTTCTGTATATTATCATTCATCGCGCTTATATCAACCTGATCAATTTCCCGTGCAAGGCTTACAGTGCTGACATGATCAGTAATGGTAGTTGTATTAACAATCACGGCAACTTTGTTACCCATAAATATGGCCATATTTTTCCTTTCGTTACTAACCTATCAACTCTACTGAATATTGATAACTTAGGTAGTCAATATTAGCGGATGTTATTGTTCCCGGGGATGCAGACACAACCCTGAGCGTTTGTACAGCACCGCCTAAAGTTTTATCAACTTCAACAGCGGCTTTAATTGAAGTAGAACCGGATGAAGCAAGTAGCCCATCCAATCTTGATTGTCCATCTTTTTCACTCATTCTTCCAACTACAACAATGATTTGACAACTTGCAGAATCAAATCCTCTGTTCAATGTGTAGTCATAATTCATTGATAATTGGCCAACTATTGCAAAGGCGTTATTGGTTGGGATGTTTGTAGAATCAGGTACATAGTCAAACACACGCATACCGGTTATTGTGCTTAGGGCAGTTTTAAGGTTAGTTCTAACTGTACCGGGATTCATGCAACCACTTCTTTTTTGTATGCCCTGACCATTGCGGTTACATCTCTGCCTATTGGTGACATTCTAACTACTCCTAAATCACCTAATCCTAATATGCCACCCGGTGCATCTTTACGCTTGTATAGATCAGCGGTAAGAATTAAACAGGCCATATTTATATCATCCGGCACTGACGGCCAGCCCCATCTTGCAGTTACTTGCACACCTGGGCGTAATCCATTTTGTGTTAAGCCTGGAAATATCGGCCAGGTTTCGGTATTAGATACCATAGTTAATTGAGTAAATGGCCGGTTCAAAGATGATGCGGTTAATGGGTCTAAAATGTAATCTTGATTTAAAGTTAAAGTTTTTGCGTATGTGCCGTTGCCGTTTGAATCAGTTTTTACAACCAAACTTGATGTAGTACCAATATCATCTACATAAACAAAAATATCTGAGTACGCACGATAAAGCCGTGCGGATGCCACTGCATCTAAATAAAATCTTCTGTTAGCAATCCGATCAATTGATCTTGATGCTGATTCAACTAAATCTTCTAACAAGTCATTATCAGTATTATCTGATATAGACATGTAAGCCTTAATTTGAGTTAATGTTGCATATCCATTTGTTATAGCCATGATCGGTATCCAAATCCTGTACTGCCCTGGGACATTAGACAAACTCCATTCATTAAATACCGATCATAGTTAGAATCCAGGCCACTGGAAGGGTAGCGGCCTGGAAACTTATTGGTTTAGAAACTTGGTGTTGCTAAACCTGTGCCGTTAATTTGTGCGATTGCTTTTGGATAACGCTCTGCGGTAAATGCTGACATACCGAATAGAACGATATTGATTGCAACCTTGCCTGATGGCTCTTCAAATGTAACATAAGTTGGTGCGGCGGCTTCTTCCCATAGATGGGCTTCATTCAAATCAACCACAAAGATTGTGTCTTGATTTGTGCCTGCGCCAACATTTGTTGCAATGTTAGCATCCACAATAATTGGCAATCCTAGGATTGAGTAACCTGAGTTACCATATTGCGGTGCGCCGTTACCTGTACCCATTGCGTTCATAGGATTGTATGCCTGTGGCACAATCAATGGCCTACTTGAACCATCAACACCGGCCAATAGGAATCCTAGACGGCGTGGGTGCATGACTACTGCATTTGGGTTTACATAGATATTGCTTTGAATTTGTTGAATTGCATCAGCAATCTTTGGATATAGACCTGCAACTGTACCGGTTGTAGCGGTGTAAGTTACTAGAACTCCAGTTGTCATGTTTAATAGACCTAATGGTTGACCATTTGATCCTGATCCATTGATTAGTGAATTATCTAACTTGGTGTGGTAATCGCGAATCAAATCACCCAAAACAATTCCCTCAATGTTGTATCCGCGTAGTAATGCTTGCTTAGATACTGATTGTTGGCCTGCAATTGTATTTACATTTACAGTTAGGGTGTTGTCTGCAATATCTTGTGATACTGCGGCTGTGTTTTGTGATGTTTGGTACGCTGTTACTGTGCCAGTATTTATACGACTAATGACAACCGACATGCCCTGTGTAGGGAGTTGGTGCTTGCGTGCGGCATCCGCGAATGGGCGGCCGGCGCGTGCTAATGGTGCGTATAGATCAACTAGGTATTGTGGCACTACTAAGCCTGCAAAGTTGGATGTACCAACTGCACGCTTCTCAATTGCCATTTCCTGTTGATGGCGTGCAATACGCGCACTGGCTTCACCATCTGTTTTAAATTGTGCTTTTAGTGCATCAGTTAAGAAATCATTACTTGATCTCTCTGAGTAAGTAAGTGCCTCACTTGTAACAATAAAGCCACCGGCGCGTGCCTCTTTCTTTGGCTCAATGTTTGCATCAACTTTAGCGGCTAGATCAGCGGCTTTTTGATTGCGTATTTCAATATCGGACATCTGCTCAATTCGCTCATCCAACTTTTTAATCTCTAGGTTAAGGGCTTCTACATTAGCCAACTCAACTTCGGATAGATCGCGTGCTTCTTCTGCCGCACGATCTAAAGTTGCCTGAATTAGAGATGTCTTTGATTCGCGCTTCTCACGGAGAGAAGTTAGAAAAGTATTAGACATGTTTCTCCTATTAGTTAGTTGTTTTAGTGAGAAGGTGTAACGCGCCGGTAATCGGGGTTAGGTGTTCTACGACTTGACAAAATTATATCTCTTTTTTTAAATCTTTTAGTATTTGTAGGGCAGTGTTAAATCTTGATTTTTCTTCTACCTGCTCTACGCTTTCAGATCGGTTTTCACCATACTCTGAAATGTTAATTGCGGTCAATTGATCCTCAGCCTGGGATTGCATTTTGTGGCAACCCATTAGTTCATTGGTGTCAGTTTTTACAACTGCATACCCTTCACACTCAGGATGGTTACTTACTACGCTGTATGGCATCTAATATCTTCCTTGCTTCATCTAGTCTAGGTGTCATTTGTGGTTGGCCATCACGCATACCTGTAATGCTGGCCAGTTCGCCATAAGCACCAAAGGTTACAAGTGATACTTCAGCCAAATGTGCTTTGATTCTTTCCATAACCCCATCAGGCCGCTTTTTATTCTTAATTGGCATAAACCCAACTGATAGTTGATCTAATGCGCCATCTTTGACTAATTCCAACGCTTCATCACCTTCACGCGTTTTTGATATTTTAAATTCTGCATATAAGCCTTCTTCGGTTTCCCTAAGTAATGTGGCACGGCCTAGTACATTGTTTTCGCCATGACCCCTAAGAAGTTTGACCCGGTGCGGTGCTTTAATAACTTCTGCAAACACGCCTTTTCTAAATACTTCAATCATTGTGCTGGTTATTCGCTGTTCTTTGTTGTAAGGCACGGCGATACCAAAAATGGTGCGGCCATCTCCATTGGCGCGTAACTCTAAATTTACTGAGTAATTTCTATTTTCCATTTTTTCTTCAGACATAGTTTTCATCCTCTACTGTATCTACTGTATCGCTTTGTAATGAATCATCTACGCCTTCTACTTCATCCCCTTCTTCATAATCCATAGGATCAAGATTTTCATAATTTCTAACTTCATCAACAGTTAAGAATCCATTAGACAATGCAGTTGCATAAGCGTTGTATCTACTTGCAGTATCGGTCTTTAGTAATGAATCATATTTAAACCCGGCAGTTTGACCCCGGACAAGTAGATCAGAAAATGCCGCTTCTATTCTTTCAGCGATTGGTTGTATTGACCATTTAATCAATTGTAGATTTTCTTCTACTACATTTGAATAAGTACGGCTTGAATTAGGCGATCCTAAGAAGTAAGGCGGTAAGCCTAAAATGTTTGCCGCTTCTGTAAGCCCGGCTGTTTGTGCTTCTACTAATTGTGATTCAGCCGCGTTAGAACTTAATACTTCAAAATCTGTTGATGAGTTCATAACCACTGGTGATCTATTGCGTGATGAGTACATTGCCATCCATGCGCTCTTTAGTGCATCCGCTTCTTCTTGTGATAGATCAGGGTTTGCAGATTTAATCACCGCTGTTGGATTTACACCACCATCAAAGTATCTTGATGCGTATTCATTGATTGCAATTTCTTTACCCAATGCTTGCTTGGCAACTGCCAATATACCTTTACCAACTAAATCACCTGGCAAAGTAAAATTCTTAATGTGCATAATCTCTGATTGATCATAAGTACGCTCATCAATCTTGTAAATGATTCTGCCTTTGTCAGTACTTACTTGTACGCGATCCGGTGATACTGGATAAATTGAATCAGGCAATCCATTAGCACCTGGTTCACCTAATACTGCAACATAGTTACCATGAATAATTAAAGCGGCCGCCATTGCACTAATTGTTTCCATGCGGGTTTCAGTTGGCACTGGGCGCATTAAAATTTGTGGTGTTGGTAATACTTCGCGCTTATTACGATATGCACAAAGTGGAAGCGCACCAATCGCATCACTAATTAAAGTTATACCGCGATAGATTGCCGGGATTCCCAAAGCGGTGTTTTGATCTACATAAGCACCTGCCCAATTACCTTCAAAGAATCGGCCAACCCTACCTAAAGAATCTACATATCCTGAAGATGTGTAAACCATAGATGATTGAATTTGTCTTTTAAGCAATCGGCCTAGCATTATTTACCTCTGTTTTCCAAAGCAATTCCAAATAAAACTAAAAATGCACCCGATAATATTACCGCGATTAGTGGACTAATTGTTGCGACACCTGCAACTATTAGCAAAGAACCTATTACTTGTAAAACTGATGGTATGTATTTCATTAGTAGATTTTACTCCTTGCAACCGGCTGATCTTCTATTTTTGTTACCACACCATAGCGTGCCAGCGTAACCGCTACAAGTGGCGTGATGTTAGTTGTGCTTTGGCGATTCCATGCCCAGGAATCACCCAACGGCCTTTTAGTTGAACCCATGATGGCTGTCTTTAGATTGGGATCATCTAAGTGGCATATAGTTTTGGCTTGTACTGCATCATAAAATGAACCACATGCCATAGCGTAATCACGCAAGTGAATAGACATAACGCCTATGTTTTCTTTTTCCAGTTCGGCTATAAGCGAAGCCGCCGGCGATCCAGTATCAATTACCACCTTTGTGTTATATCTCTTACATAACTCAACTAAGCGTGGCAATACCCATGATGTGCCTTCTTTACATTCAATTAACTCAACCGGCGTAAAATCTCTTACTAAGCCTGATGCACCAATAGAAGCCTTATCACGCTCACGCGATATGTCCACGCCAAAGACAATTTGATTGCCTACTGCAATATCTGTTCTAGCCAAAGAATCCCACAATTCAGTATTGATCACCTGTACCGCATCCCTTGATGGCCATACATTTAACCATTCCTTTGTAAATATCTCAGGGCTATTAGTTGTAGCCGCTTCTTTCACTGCATCTAGCAATACGCCTTTTTCTTCATGCAATGAAGGTATAGCCTGATACCACACTTCTTGATCCATATAATCAAAATCATCTAATGCTGGACACCATTCAAACCATGCTAGTTTGTTTTGCGGTTCGGCTATTTCGCGGTGGCCTATCTCCCGGTAATGCTCTAATAACTCAGATTCTCCAGGCCTACCGGCATTAGATAGAATCCATAATTGACCATTGCGCTTAGTTGCAAGGGTTGGCTGTAAGTTAGCAATTAGTGATAGTGGATGGGTTAATGCTTCATCAATAACCATAAGATTTAAACTAAGGCCGCGTGCGCCTTTGTCATTAGGTGTAACAATTCCATAGGTTGAGCCATTACGCATGTATATCTTCTCACTACCATTAACCCTTGATACCCTGGCAATGCGTTTAGCAAACTTAGGCGACATTTGAAAACTTAGTAAATGTTCTTCCCACTTACTCTTAGCCATATTGCGATCCTGGGCTGTATAGGCAACATGTCTTTTAGGTTGCAATAGTTCGTAAGCAATACGCGTTTCAATAAGTTTGCTTTTACCATTCTGCCTGCCTACCTGAGCGCATACTGATCTGTACTTGTATAACCCGGTTGCATCTTTTTCTAAACCTACATCTGCTACATAGCGTTGCCAATCAAATAAATCAAAGCCTAATAACCTTGCTACCTGGGCTAATTTATCGCCATCTGTTTCACATGCTTCATCTCTTAATGATGCCCATCTAGGCGTACATAAGGATTTATTCAAATATATCATCCTCATCAGGTAATGCACATGAATCCCATATTTCACGCAACTCTTTAGATATGGATGGGATGGTATGACCACCTTTACCGGATTCTTCAATACGATCCCAGGCGCGTGCTAAGCCCAATAACATCTCACGCTTAACATCATCAATATCATTACGGCCTTGCAATGATTTGACCATAGCGGAAGTGTGCCGGCCTAACTTCTTTTTAGGCTTACCACTTGCGACTATTTTTAATTGCTTTGCGTTTTGCATTTCCATATTTAGCACCCCTTGAATAGTTACAACTTGAACATGCTGGCCTTAATGAACCCACCCAAAGTTCCGGTGACGGAAAGGAATCAATGGGTGGTTCATGGTCTAGCGTGGTTGCGACAGCCTTTTTACAGTAAAAACATTTTGGTTTTTGAGCCAAAACAATTTCTCTGATTTTCTTATAGTTCCCATTATATTTTCTACTTTTTAAAGTTTTCATTTTTAATTAGTTTTTTTTCTGCACAATTTTGGATGCGCCGGGGAGAGAGAAAACCTGCAC